TATTTAAAAAATCGTGAGTCAAGAACTCACTTTTTAATAATAAAACGTGCGTTCTGGCACACCATTATGATCTCACGCTCATAATGGAGATTTCCACTTTATATATATAAAACTACCACTTTATACAAGTATATAAATATAGAAACACAAACCCTAGTTACTAGGGGAATATATTGGACCGCGCTGATACGGTGGAATATTTAGGAAAAAGACTGTCTTAAAATCTAATCCAGCACCACAGAAATAGTTAAATTTAACATCACTATCAATCGCAGAGTCCAAAAAAGCCTCAAAGGTAAAGACCTCAGCATTGCTGTTGTCAAAAGCAATGGGCGATGTTATGTACAAAGGATTTGTAAATGCAAATTTGCAATTACTGTACATAGGTAGGGTCGCATTTAAACCCCAGTTGGTCGGTTGACTTGTTAATGTCATACCACCAGCTCCACCATACGAATTCTTTATGATGAAGTTAGCATTAGTCCCTCCTTGGCCGCCAGATGTGATGGGTGTTGTCCACCAATCTGGAGCAGAGGGCGTGCTGTATAATAAACCCAAACCAGTTTGATTTGAGGTTTTCCGCTGTCGATAAATTCGTAACATATTTATTGGCTTAGAAGGTCCATCAACAACAAAAGACCAATTGACGGAACCTCTCACTCCGACGTACCATGGCATTACCCAATTTAGATACGTTGGTAAACAAAAATTACAAGGGCTAGTAGCTACCGTTCCAAATTTATTGGCTGTATAAATACCACTGGAAGCTTGACCATATGGTAATGGATACTTTGTCATCCGTTTGACAAACAATGCTGTCCTATCCTTCCAGGACGCTTGCATACCCATATCTGTACCACTCAACATCATGCGGCGTAATACTTGCCGCAGTGTTTTGATTCTCTCTCCCATATACCAACTAGCACTAGGATGAGACATCTCAGTCCCTAAATTCTCAACCATCTCATCTTGGACAGTATAAACATCTTTTGATTGCACAGTAAAATGTGTAAAAGCAGGAATATCATTTGGACCTGCAAATTCAGCATCTAGCAGGCTCACTGATACTAAAATGGGAACTGTATTACTGGCCACTGGACCAGTCAAAACATTCATGACCCTCATATAAACGGACCCAGAGTCATAGGCACCATCTGTAACATAAGTTGCAGATGATGCTGTTGTGAACAGCGTGGTGACGGGATCCCGCGTTCGCAAGTACGGTGTTTGTGCTACAAATGGAACATCAAAAACCACCTCATTCTGTTCTGATATGTCAACAACAATATTCATATTGGCTGTTTGTGAGGGTGCAGAAACCACAGTAGGAGAATTACCTGCTGGATCATAAAAAATTTGCACTCTACCTCTATGGTATTGTGAACATATAAATTTAAATCTATATCGCATCCGCCCCCTCCAATATTGGAACATTTGTGCCACTGCAGCGCAGGGTACCATCCACATTTGCCACGCCTCCTGCGGTGGAGAACCCACTGTTATAACTTCAGCATCGAACAGTGCAGGATTTACCGCAGCGTAAAACAACGGGGCATCAGCAGCCTTTGCACTAGTCCAATCAACTTGTGTCAAATATGACTCATGTGCACATATCTTTTGAATATCCAACTCATCTTCATTATCACCTAAATTATGCATCGCATTATCAACACATAAATTATTTTGGGGATCTAGAGTAAGTCTCTCAAACGCATATGGCGTCTCTGTTGAAGCCATATTGGGTACAGGTCTAGGAATAGTCACTATCCCTGGTGCAGTGACAGGTTCATTACTAAAACCCAGCGCTGCCGCTGCTTTACCAGCATTTGATATGTGCTGCTGAAGCGCGGTGTAACCCGGAACAAGATTTGTTATTCCTTCAGGAATTGATCCCATAGCATCAGCTACGCTAGAAGCAACTTCACTCAAACGAATATCTTTGCTCTGCAGGCTCAAACCAACAGAGCCACCCATAACTTCAATCTCATCAAACCATGCGTAGACTGCTATGGTCACTCCCACACCAGTGGCACCATTTGCACTAAACAAAGGTGTCATACATTTCAATGTAAGTGTTCCCATATTTCCAACCTCTGAAGAACTTTGTAAATTCAACCATTCTTTAGGATGCAAAAAGGGCAGTATCATATCATATTGTGTACCATTTTGTGGTTCAATGAAAACATGTGGTCTCTGAGACAGGGGAATCAATTCTCTAACGTTTGTAGTTGTCATGGTAGTTGGCAACATATAGGTTTGCCATGGACAATATGTAGCTAATACACTTCCATAATAAAATGGGGAAGCATTAACTAGAAATCGCACATGCAATTTACCACGCACATACGGATACGTTTTAAACTTATCCGCAATGTAAGCATTAGAAAAAACATCTCGCCAAATAGCTAAAGCCGAGATCTGATCACCGGCAACATTGCTCTCAGCATACGATAATGATGCAACGCGTACTGGACGCTTGAGAAAATCATTAAAGTCCACATTCGCCTGAGCTTGATGCACAGGTGCTAGTGGACCAGAGTAATCAACTTGATTCGATTCACGCGTCATAAAATCTATATTTCTCTCAACATCTCGTGATTGAACCATAAAAAATTCCCTCTCAAGGGAATCAGGAAATTCAAGTTTAAAATCTTCCATATCATACGCAGCGGCCATATATTCTGTGAATTCATCACACAAGCGATAAAATTCAATATAACCAATGCTCTCATTTCGATAATCGCTGTCACATATTAGTGATAGCAACCGCCTTAGAAAAGATAACATCAATCGCAACTTATCTCTATTCAACTTCGTTGTGGTACACTTTGTTTTGTGTTCCGCAAATGTTGTTATCACTCTATCCAATTCATCATGAATTAATAGAGCCAAATCATAACTTGGCACATTCAATTCATGTGCAGTTGTCTGAACATCCACAGACTGAATCTCCAAATAATCCTCATCCCACTGTACCTGTTCAAGGTACTGAATTGCGGCCTCAAGTTCCTCATCTGTTAGGGAAAGTACGACACATTCCATATCATACCATCGTGAAAGAATATATTCACGCTCCTCAGGAGTAAGCTCAACGCCATAATCCTCAATTTCAAGTTCATGGAATTCGGCCTCCACTGGGCCATCGTGTGCAGTATTAAGGTCCTGCTGACCATCATTATTTTGTTGTATGTTAGAATCTTTACTTTGAACAACCAATAGGGATTCCGCACTATTTGGCTGTTGTGAACCTGTTTGTAGTGTACGACTACCACCGCTAAATAGCGATTTAGGGGAACGCCCAAGCACATTTTTATTCCACTGACCATTCTCATCAATAAGGTGGTTCAGTCCATATTGATGCAGTAACTCCAATGGAACTTCGATTTTTGGTTTAAAAGACGAATCTCCTCGCCTTGTCAATTCCACTTCTGCAGATCGCTCCCAGAAGCTCACCATCATATCATGCCAAGTTGGCAAGCCATGTGGCAAATAATAGTGTAAACTATACTTATCCACTAGACTTAGCAACCACAATCTATTTTTTTCAAAAACATCCCGACCATAATAAAACCACTCATTAAGAGCGCTTATAAAAGTCTGAACATTTTGCAATTCCTCGCATATAGTGCGAGACGAAATCTTCCACATCAGCATCTTACGAATGGACTTCTCTTCCAAAGGGCCAACATAGGATTGGATCTCATCACTCCACACCCAGTGTCGCTTAAGAAAAGTTGACTCATCGATAGATATATATGGTACAGATTCCGCTTCTTTATCTGCCATCGTATAAACAATACCATACTTAACTAATTCATCTTTAATAGTGGTGTGGTTGTACCAACTAGCACAATCCGCAACACCTTGAACATTATCATCACCATAGTTAATCAACGCAATAACTTCATTAAATTTTACAATATCAGTCTTGGGTCGCAACATGTAAAAAGCATACCGCATATACAATGAACCTGCAAAACAATTAATAATTACAGTAAGTGCCTGTCCAGAAGGATTTACACCAAGGAACATCATCAAATCTCCATTAAAATTAATAAATGCAAAGGCAGTATCATATGCAATACACCGCAACACAATTAACTCCTCTAAAGAATAATCAGCAGCACGACATATCTCAATAATGATCTGAAACGCAGCCAAGATAATCATGGCTGACATTGATTTATCAAAATTCGCATAGTCACCTGCAATAATATTCTTTCCATAACGAAGTAAATACTGTCGAAAATGCCACCACTCTGTACTTTGCGCAATACCACCCACAGCACATTCAAACAAAAATTTATTATTTTGAATTAGACGTACCACGGTTATTGTGTATTTGCGCACGATTAGTACAAATGCTAAACTAGCAGCAGCAAACATTCTGGTTTTGAAATCAGCAATCTTCTTAATACTAGTCGCCTCATCTTTCATGATCCCATTGAAAACGGGACACATACGTTCACCACGCTTATAGCAGGCTAATCCACGCTCAAATTCGCGCATGACATTCTCATCATACGTTATTCCCTCCGGGTGTAACTCAGTTGGACACGGAACCTCAAAATACTTTTTAGATTTCATAAAAGGAAACCCAGCAGACGAGGAGCGATTTATGCCATCAACATAAGCAACACCTGGCATACCATTAATAGCCACATCATTGGGTACAACATGTACGCTCTTCAAATCCTCTGGAGACAATCCAGCTAATATTTTATCTAAAAAGTCGAGAACGCAGACATTTAATACATCAGGACGCATTAAAAATTTGGGATCGACCATATTCAGTAAATTCTTTCGCCATATTTGCCATCCTTGTAATACTGGAGGCCCATGTTCAATAACATAGCCACGATCAATGCAATCATCTTGTATCATGGATGCATGTACTCGCGAACGTTGCGCAATTCTAGGTAAATTGAGAGTACCATACACTTCAGCAGAACCCTTCTCTACCCAACGAACTGGAGAGAAAGGGGACAAATCCCTGAGTTCAATTTCATTACCTTGAATTTGCAAACAAGGGGCGCCTGGACCAATCAATACTTTGTCTGTCACAGTCGCCAACCACTCCTGTGTGACACGTGTAGCTATAATTCGGCCATCATCACCACCCATCACATGGATTCCCAGTACTTGGCATGATTTGTCAAGTAAAATGAGTGGTTTACCGCAATCACCATTCTCTGTGGGTAATAAGGCAAAACCACCCCATCCATCAACATCAATTTTTAATTCATCAGATTTAATAGTTCGTCGCTGTGCAGCCTTGACTACATTCCTATTACCATCACCTAATACACTAAATGGGTATTCACAAGTGACAATAGCATTAAACGACTCCTTACAAAAATACTTACGTATGTCCTTACGAGGAGGCATGCACTGTAGATTTACAATTGCCAAATCCTTATCTGGATATCGACGAACACAATCAGCAGTGATAACCATTTCAACATTAGAACACACACCACTCTTTACATTAGTTGTAAAGATTTTCATATTAAATGGATATGCATCAGGTATGCAGTGATTATTAGCCAAATAAAGTTGTTGACCTATACAAACAGCATGTCCAGGACGCATACCATGCGTATGATATGACTCAATACGGACCGTAGCACGATTAATAATCTTCTTAAAAACCTCAGGAGTCATGGTCAAACCTTCTTCTGAAATATCAAAAGGGGTCACTTGCAATTT